ATCAAATTCAACTAATGTGTGATAATCTATTGCATGAATAAATAAAGCTTTCCAAGTTTCTCCTGATTTATTAAAATATAATGATATAGACCCGCTAACTCCATTAAATCTATAAGCTTGATGATCTTTAGCTGATCTAAAAAATCCATGTTTTACAAGTTTTTTACCTATTAATTCCGTATCTCTTAGTGTCATAGTTAAAATATGTTTTTCTCAAAGTACTCTTGTGGAGATAATGAAGTTCTTTGTAATCTCCAGTAAATGGTGCTATGTTTAAGCTTTAATAACTTACAAATAGTATAAAGAGTATAGACTTCATCTTGATAAGTGACATAGATATTATTCCTTCTATTTGAAGCTTGTTCTTTAGGAGTTGCCCAAATACAATTTTCTTTACAATAGTCAGCATTATTATCAATTCTCTCAATTGTTGAAGCTGAGAAAGGTTTATTACCCATATCACTTACAAAAATCCAAAATGAATTTTTCCATTCATCACACATCTTAATACCTCTACCACCATAGTTACTGTATCCAGTTGCTCCTACTTGATAGCATCTTTTTTTAATTCCATCCCAAGTTTGATACAAAGGATGTTTACTTGGATTACCTGTAGTACATAATTTAGAACAAGATTTTGTTTTACCTCTTTTTACATCACTAGCGTTTTTAATAATAAAATTTCCGCATTCACATTCAAACACCCATTTTTCACTACCGGCATAATTAATTGCTGTTAACTTATTGAATTTCTGACCTGTAATGTTTATTTCTTTTGTTCCCATAATTATACAATTTGAGACAAAAGTAATAAAAAAGTAAAACAATACCTAATTGTATTCCAAGGGATTATCTCATCATGAAGTTCAATAAATTGTTTGATATAGTCAGCTTTTCTATTATGCTCATACCTAATATTTTCTCCACCATACTGTGATATTTTCCTTTCCTGTATTTTAGGTACCCATAATAAATGTTCTCCTGGGAGCTTATGAGCTAGATTATACTTGTGTTTTCCTTCATTATGAGTAAGAAATATTACTTCAGCCTTAACAGAGTTATTATCCCAATTGTTTGTTCTTGCATGATGAGCAACTAAATTAAATAGATGTCTATATTTATCTAACCAATTGTCATGAACAATAACAGGACTAAAGTTTAAATGAACTTCATAACCAGCATCTATAAATCTAGGAACTGCATTAAGCCTTAAATTAATATCTGATGTATTTGGTTCTAATAACTCTCGCCAATCTTCTGGCATCAAGCTAAATCTAATTCTAATTTTTCCTTCTGGATTAAATTTTAGTAATTCACTATTTACATACTTGGTAGCAAATGAACCCATAGCAAGAGGGTGATCTCTAAAAAAACTAAAAACTTTTTCCCAGTCATAATGTTTAGCATGTAGAGCCATATCTGAATTACATCCTAAATCATAACTTATAAACTCAGGATGAGTTTGATTAGGTTTTTCTACATCAGCAAACCATACATGATGATTAATTTCTGTAAGTATATCATTAATATTAGTTGCTACATCTACACCTTCTGTTTTATATCTTTTACAATAACAATAAGAGCATTGAAAACCGCAACCCATTATTATAGTTGGGGTTAAGAAATCAGTTGATCTAAAAGAAGGTCTAATAATCATAGACTTTCTATTTATTTTATTAATCATTTCTTATTTTTTATTACTTAACATTTTCTAATGAGTAATTATTTATGTTTTCTATAACATCACAAATATTTTCTTCTAACATTAAATGATCATCTAATGCATCAATTAATTGTTGTTCTACATCTTTCAATGTAGCTTCTACATGAAGTTTAGCAAATTCAATCATTGCTTCTTCTACTGAGTGTTTATAAAACATATCATCAGCATCAGCACCAAAGGATGTTAACCATTCTGCTGCTGTTGGTATTTTTTCCATATTACTATTTATTTTCTATAATATCTATCAACTTGACCAAGCAAGCAAGTTCTGCTTCCTCGTAAGTATAAAAATCTTCATCATATAATTTACCTAATGATTCTCCAGGTTTTGTGATGTGCCATTGCCAAGATTCTTGACTTATAGATGTAATAGTTGAGTGTGATTGATACTTCTCTCTAAACCATCTTAAAGCCAAAGCTTGTTCTGAAACTCTTTCAGCACTATTTAATGGTAAATCATCTAACTCTTCTATTGTAGTAGCGGAATAATGTATATAACCAAGTTTTTTTAATTCTTTAAATATTTTCATTTGTTATGTATTTAAAAGTGAATCCACTACATTGTTTTTGTTTGTTTCTACAACATTTAGAAATAGAACCACAATCTATATTAAGTTGTCTTGATGCTTCTCTTGCAGACTCAAACTCTTGTATCAAATTGTTCTCTAAATCATATTGTCCTACTTTTTTTCTAAGTTTAATAGAGTGTTTTTTTCTTTCTTCAAGGTTTTTGTATCTTTCTTTATGACCATTAGATGTAGAATATTTACCTCTTTTTAAACCTATCATTGCTTTAGATATTGCTTGTTTTTCTTCATCACTTCTTTTTCTACCAAGCAAAGCATTTTTAATTTTACTTTTAGTAGAATTATTGTGACCTACTCCTTCACCACCCTCTGATAAATTACATAGGTTAGTGTTAGAGTAATAAGAAATCCAATATTTTTCTCTTTCTGCCCAATTATCATTACACTCTTCTATAATTTCCATTATAGGAAGTAAATCATTTGACAATAATTTAAATATCCAAGAAGCTAATTTTTTACTTCCTGTTTTTTCCAAACACTTTTTACTTTTATGTTGAGCAAATCTTCTTTTTATATTATTAGTTTTACCAACATACTTTACTTCAAAAGTTTCAGGATGTTTAAGTACATATATGTATGTTTTCATACTATATACTCTACAAAAATTATACCAACAAGTGTTTAGATGACACTTTGTCTATTAATTCTTTTAGTAATAACTGTTGAGTTTCAGTATTTAAAGGCATTGTACCATTTTCAATACTTAATTTCTGATATAACCATCTAAATGCTTGTTGGTATAGTGGTGCAAGTGCAATTATATTTTTAAAATTATGATACTCATCTTGACCACTAATTTCATACTCTATATCTTCTTTAGTAGTATATTGACCTATAGTTATAGGATTTGGTAAATCTTCATTTCTCCAATATCCTAAACAAGGTTCATCAAATCCAAGTTGCTTCATCTTTAAAGCTAACTCATAATGTAAAAAGTCTTTCTGTAAATTTTCCATATTATTTGTTTTTAAGTATTTAACAATTTTACGCCACCTGACTAAATTTGAGGATGAGAAGTCCTCTATGCTGTACCAATCTTCACTTTTCCTATGGTCCGTTTTTTACCTAGTCTTTTTCTCAAGAAGACAGCATAATTTTTATAAATAACGTTTTTTAAAATAACATCTTTATTAATCTTATTGGGTTTAATCCCCTTCTTCATTATTTATTCTTTTTACTGTTTTTTCAGTCATTGAAAATTTAGAAATATTTTTTTTTGATTTAATCTCTCTTATTTTCATAGTTTCCATTACTTTTTTCATTTTCGGAGATTCTCCTTTTTTCTTGTAATTGCTCATATTCTTTCCAATTATACATATTTAATTCTTGCATTTCAACCATGTCTGCAATCGTCATTTGCTCAGGACAACCTTTATTTTTATTAAGTAATTTGATATAAAAATCTTTCATTTTTCCCATAATCTTAACCCTTTTTCTATAAATAATTTCATAGTAGCTGTTATTTGTGCGTGACCTAAGATGGCACCTACATCTTTTAACTTTGAAAAAGTTACATCATCTAAAAATATAGTAACTTCATTTTTTCTATTAGTTTTTGCTTTTTCAGTTAATTTATCAGCAACTGCATTAAAATCAAAAGGAAATAGATTTTGATATACCTCGGTGTGCTTTTGAAAACTTACATGTTCATAAAAATTAATTGCTAATTTTTTATTGTAATGTACTCTAATTCTAGATAAACCTGTAGCATCAGCAACAGATTGTTCTGTCATAGAAAACTTATAAATTAAAATAGCAATGAGATAAGATCTTTGATCAACTACTACTTGTAATCTTTGTTTGTTAGCTAATTTTAATAACTCATTAATTACATCATCTTTATTATATTTTTTCATACTAATTGATTGTTAATTCTAAATTTTCTTCTAAAACTTCTTGTTGATTATAGTCTACTGGTACAAATCTGGATGCATCATAACATTCATAAGGAAAAGATTTTTCTGTTAGCTGAATTTCTTTAAGTTTAAATCCAATTTTTCCCGGTTGTAAACCCATATTTAAAGAAAGAATTACTGTATATACAGCACCTTCTTTTACCCATTCATCTAATGATATTTTTGCAGGTTTGTTGCTTGAATCAATACATATAACTTTCATAACTTTCAACTTCAGTTTTTAAATCTAACTCTTTAAAGGAGTGATGTAAGTCTAATAACTCACTAAAATCTCCTGTTTTAATAGGATATTTTCCTTTATAATGTGTTAAAATAGCGCATTGTTCTGCCTGAATTGGATTTTGATTGCATATTTTAATCAAGCAAGCTATTACATATAAAAAATCATTAGATTTATCATTATGCAATACTAACTTATGTGTTTTTGTATTTTCCATACTATAATATAATTAAAAATAGGGTTAACCTAAGTTAACCCCGAAATCTTTCCATACAATTTTACTTTGATCAAAACCTTCCAAAGCTTCAGTAACCCATTTTTCATCTACGGTATCTACATAACATAATATGTGTACTATAGCTTTATCATCAGGGTTTAATCTGAGAAGCCTCCCAATACGCTGACTAGCCTTACGTTCATTACCATAAGCATGCATGATAATACCTTGTTTAAGGTGTGGGATATTTACACCTTCATTCAATTGAAGCACAGTAGATAATTTATTAATCTGACCGGTCTTAAACATCTGAAGATTTTCTTCTGATTTAGGATTATTACTGTGATAACTGCTAGAACAAAGCTTATCAGCTTGATCTTGAGTATTAGCAAAAAGGATACATTTACTATTTATAGAGTGAAACAAAAGCTTTGCATATTTTTCTTTGGAAGGATATTCCATCATAGCTTTCATTCTCATAACTCTTAAAATATGGGCTGGCCCATTTCCTGTATCTATTCTATTGCACCAATAGTTGTAATTCTTCTCCTCAGAAGTAAGGAATTTTTTGTTTTTATTCTCAACTAAGTAATTGTTTCCACTATTTAGTTTGAGCATGTGAACATAGATGGTATAATCATTTAAGATTTTATTTTCTATAGCATCATCTGCACCAAAAGTAAATACAACTGGACAAAACTCAGCTACTAGACGGCCCTTTTCAGAATTCTTGTACTTAGGAGGAGTACCTGTTAGACCAAGTATCTTCCCTTTATAAGTTTCAAGAAAACTTCTGTGACTATCTAGTAAACTGTGAGCTTCATCTAGATAAACCAACTCATAATCATTTGGATTACACTTGTTGAGACTTAAGTATGTGGTAAATGTTATACTTGATAAAAGATCATCCATGCCAAACTTTATAGCATCATCCTTCCAAGATTGAAAAATAGATTTTTTTGGAGCCACCACTAGAATTCTCATTAAAGAAGTTGAATTCTTACTCATGTGGTTAAGACCAACCAAAGTTTTACCTACTCCGGTACCCAAAACTATACTACATCTATTCTTAGTTTTTGTAGCTTCTAAAGCTTGTGCTTGTATTTCATCTTTTGTCATTTTGGTAAATTAAAGATTTGTTTTCTAATATATTGACCAGTCTCATCTCCTGTAGTCATAAGTTTTACAGTTTTGAGATGCTTGTCAATGTTAGCTAATACTTTAGCATGATTATAATTTCCGTATGCTTGCATAAATGCTGTCAAAAACTGAAACTTTACTGCTCTATCAGACATTCCTATCTTTAAAAAGATATCATTAAATGCTTTACACATCTCCTCTGCTCTAGAGTTGGTGATCTTGAATTCACCAGTTTTAATTTTTGAAGTACCTTGTCTAATTCCTGCATTATTTACACCAATTATAGCAAGCATGGTAATCTCTATGTCATACATGTTTTTCCATTTGAATAACTTCATATAATCTGGACGGATCATTTTCCAAGCATTGATATAATTCATCAAGTCCCAAGACTTAGAAGAATTGTTTAAATATGCCATTTTCTCAACTAAATCCTCTTCTGATTCAATTACAATGTCAATGTATGGTATAGGCATACCTTCTCTTTCTAATGCTGTGGCCAAATGCTGACCATCAATAATGTAAGTTTTCAGTATACCTTCAATAATATCTGTAGTGCAAGTAATTACACATCTAAGCACTCCCATTTTACGGATACTTGCTATCATTTTTTGTACATGCTTGCTATCAATACCTCTGTTCATAGGTAATACAGCAAATTTTGAGTAATCAGATACGTGTTTAATTTTTAATTCTTTTCCAATCATTTTCATAATCATAAATTTTAGTAATCATTTTAACCAATTCATTATTCTAGCTTCTTTTGGAAATTTGTGCACCCAATCATGACAATTTCTACAAGTAGCCCGCCAAGTGCTCTGAACTAAATAGAAAGCATCTCTGTTGGCTCCTGCATATGTATGGTGAACATCAGTAGCCATATGACTACATCCGTTCACCTTCACCATACACAAAGAGTTTTCAGTAAGATATCTTTCTCTTAGTTTGAGATACTCAGCATCTTTCTTTTTTCTTTTAGAAGAAACCAGAGGGATACCAGAATTTGTTGGTTTCTGTGTATTATTTTTGCTTTTGTGGCAACTCCAGCATTGTTTGCAATACCTGAATCCCTCATGGTTTTTCCAAATAACAGTCATCTTTTGACAACCATCACATTCTTTAAGTTTTTTCATTTTTTAATCTCGGTAACGTTACAGGCTCTTTAGTTAGATTTAAAAAGTTTTTTGGTAGTATACCTTCAGACATAAAGATAAAAATAATATCTTCTTTCTTCATGTTTAGATCTTTAAATGTCAAAGTATTTTTAAAAGAAATGTCTGTTTCAGATTCTTTTAATAACATTTCAGTAAAAGGACTTGTTGGAAACAATTGTTTAAACAACAAATTAGTGTAATGAATTGTAACTTTTTGTTTAGCAATGTTTAATACAGATTGAGCTCTCTTATAAACATTTACAATCCGTTGTTTTTTTTTACTACACATAGCAGTAAGCTCTTTTTCATCTATAGCTTGAATTCCATAGAGAGCTCTTTTATAAAGATAGTTTTGATAAGAATTGTAAGTATCCTGTTCATATTGCATATAAGTATTACCTGTATACAACTGATAATCATTGATTTGTTTTTTTAGCTTTTCCATTTTAATCATACATTTTTAATTCATAAATAAAACAGAGGGACATTGCTGCCCCTCTGTAGTTTTAAACAAAGATATATTAACCCTCTATAGAGAAATCTTCATTAGGTTGCATAGCTTTAACTTTCTCTTGAGCAGCATAAGCTGAACGCAACTCATCTACATTGTCATGGTCTACAGTAACATCTACTGCTGATTCATTAAATGTAAATTTAGTTCTACGGTAGATTGGAAGTCCACCTAATGTACATACAATACCTGTCTCACCAGCAATTTTCAAATCACGTTCTGGATTCTTTTTATTGAAAGGACTTAAAGACTCTTCAATAACAATTTTACCAT